GTGCGTCCTTCCGCTAGAAACTTTCTAAAAGTGTCCATCGAGAAGGAAACGTCAACGAGGATTAGATCCTCTCCTTCTTCCAACTCCGGAACGGGCTGGCCGTAGTCGTACGGGACCATCTTACAATCAGGGTACTTGTTCTTGACAATCGCTGCGCTGCACCAACCGTCCAGGTCTATTCCGTGATAAATGCAAATCATTGTGATAACCTTTCTCTTAATTTTTTTAGCCTCGAGACGAATTCTCGCTTAGTGAGAACAGTTTCTTTCTCGTTGGAGCGTCCTATCTCGTGGGTTAACGTTGCGGAACCGGAAGCAGCCAGAGCTTTTCTAAAGGAATCGTTGGCGAACAGTGCGTCGTACGCTCTGTCCAACAATTCTTGGTACTCGTCAGACGATCTGTCGTATTCTGTACCGTTCCAGTAGAGTTTCTGAGTTGATTGCCAATTTTTTCGTTTTCCTTTAAACTTAGCAGCCTTTCCGACTAACTTGCAAACCTCTCTTTGCATGTCAACGCTAGAAAATTTGAAGCTCTGTAGAAGGCCTTCCATAGAATTGCACTGCACCCCATCGAACTCGAAAGGGTGCGGAGCAAAGTTGCTAAGCGCGTTGGCTGGGTATGCGTTCCCGGATCCTATGTCCATTTTACGTTCTGTTCAAAATGGTAACTCATCCTCCTGGTCGAGCATAGGAACCTTTTCGAGTTCGCTCTTTCTGGGAGAGTGTTTTCCTTTTTCAGGAAAGAGCTCAGGGTCGTCGAGAATGTCGATGTCCTGCTCGTCGGAAATAGGGTCAGCTCTCTTTTCTCCAAAAACTCTGAACGCTTCCAAAGCGTTGTAGTACTTTCCGTTGAACTCTCTGCCCTTCACGTTAAAAGCGATCTTCACTGTGTCGCCTATGCCGAACGAATCCAGCATGTCACACTTGTCCTGAACCGCTTGGAACAGAATTTTTTGCGTGAACCTGCCGTCTTCTGTCTCGATGACAAATTCTCTTTTTTTGAAGCCTTTGTTAAAGGTCTGTGTCGACATGATCTCGACAATGTTTCCAGTTAATTCAAATGTGTTCATTTTCGTATGTTAAAATAATTGTATTTCTTCTGATACTACCAGGATGTCAACGGTTTTTATTGTGTGAACCCCGTATTCGCCATACGGCACGAATTCATTAAATAGTTGAACTTGTTCTTCCGTCAATATCCCAGTGTCAACGTACATCTTACTTGGCGTTCCAAGTTTTCCGTATTCAGACGTCTCCCAATTGTGTCCCCACTTATTCCAATTAGTATGGCGATCCTCATTTAGTTTATCACGTCTAGCTTGGATAGCAGCTATCACAGGTTTGATCTGTTCGATCTGTTCATCTGTGATTTCTGTTTTCTTAGTAATGTAATCGGCATCGTTTGTGTCAGCCGTGATGATGATGCATTTCTTCATTTTTAATTATTTTAGAAATCTGGATTAGTTACCCGCATGTCGTAATCCTTGAAATTTCGAAAATCTTCCTCGTCGGCCTCTATTCGTCGGTCAACCGTATCTCCTGGCATCTGTCTCTGAAGAAGTCTGAGCTTTCGTGTGTCTTCTGGTATGTCCAAGTAAATGATGAAACAACTCTTTCTGTCTTCAGGTTGAATCTTTGAAACTCCGGCAGGCGTCATGATGAAAACGTCATCTTCCATGAATTGTTTCTTTGTCGTTCCGTAAAGCCAGGTGTTGAACCTAACGTACTCGTAGAACTCGTCGTTCTCTATCATCTGCTCGGCTTTCGATTCCGTGATGAAGAAGTAATCCTTACCTTCTATTTCTCCTGGTCTTGGAGGCCGGTTTGTGATGCTGATGGATGGTTTGAAACCTCGAGCTTCGAATTTGTTTCGTAAAAAATCTTTTCTAGAAGCAGCCCTAGCAACTAGAACGATGCGCTTGTGACCGAGTTCAGCTATCATCTTTTCGAACACTTCAAGCTTTTCAAGTTGGTGAGGAAGCATGATGCTTGCTCTGTGATTTGCCCACTCGGTGTGGTACTTGATGTTAAGAATGAACTGTTTGTTCTTTGGCAGGAACATGGTCAGAGGAATCTCCATTTCCTTTGCTAGCCCAGCAAAAGTGTGTTCGGTGATAGTTGCTTCCGTCCACTGTAGCAGGTCAGCATCTCGTATAACTTTTTGGCTTAGAGTCAGTCGATCTTCTGGAACTGCGTACGGGTACTTTGTAGCATCAATTATGTTGCAAACGTCCATGATCAATCGGCCGAAGTCCGGCGTATTGTAGAGGTTCGGTTCAAGAATGTACGTAGCGATTTTGAACATTTCCTTAGCCACGGTTACGTTTCGAGCATCGTCCTTTGAGTGGTGCGCAAAATCGTGAAACATAGCAGCTAGGAGAAGCTTCTTTTTTGAAAGACCGTCAAGCTCTTCGTCCTCAGCTATCTCGTTACAGTAATTCACAACACAGCTTGTGTGCCAAAAGTTATGATACGGTTTATCGTTCGCTGGATTATTCTTCTTGACGTAGTCCCAGTATCGTTCTATGCCGTTTTCAACAGCAATCGCGTCAATGTTGTACACGTTAGTGTTCATAGTTACTGGTTTAATCGTTTTCCTCTGTCTATTTCAGCAGCGATAAGAGCCCCAGCTTTTACCAGGTCTCTTATGCGGTCGATTGACGGTTTGAACCATTTTCTGTCCCAGGGCCAGAGATGCATGATGGTAAAACGCAAATTAGCAGGTAATGCGTAACAAGCGGCAGCGATAGAAATAGATTCGTTAGTGTGCTTGTCATCGTGTTCGGCAGGCCAACCTTCTTCCTCAATCTGCCTTTTTCTTTCAGCTGCGATCAGGTCTACGCCTGTCTGCGTTTTTTCCGGGACTGTGACTATGCACACATCGTAACCGTCGTGCTCTTTGTTCTCTATTTCGAGGTGTACTCCCAGTGGAGAAAGTATCTTATCAAGGTCCGCAACTAGATTGTGCGGCGCTAGGAGATCGTTATCGATCATTAATCTGTGTTCCATTATTCTTTTTGGATTTTAATTTTTCCTATTTTTACTAATCTCTTAAACGTGGAGTAAGCGAAACCTAAAAAATCAGCGGCGTCCTTCATACTTGAATATTTTACATCGTTTATAGTCACCGGTTTTTTAAGAGAATTAGAAATTTTTAATTTGGAGGCACTTGTGTGAAATTTTCCTTTAAAAAAATCGTTTTTTACACGAGTTTTTCCATACATTCCGTTGTCAGTACCGATTTGTCCACCTCTATTTCGTATCAAAATATTGTTATCTGTCAAAATTTTTTTTATTTTGTCAGGTCCATGACAAAACATTTTAGCGATACTAACTATTCCAAATTTTTTATCGACATATAAGTGAATGATTTCTTTAATTTCATCATCTGTTAAATCTATGCAATTAAAATGTTTACTATTAAAGTATCGGTCGGTGGATGTCTGTGAATTAAGATAAGATTGTTCGGCAAATTCGAAGCTCAATGATCGATTAAATAATGTTCCGTTTTTATCAAACTCTAATCTACCGTACTTTTTAATCAGTTGATTTTCTAATAAAAAAGCTTCAAAATTAGAAAGACCTTCTTTAATTCTTTTTATTTTTGGTTGAAGATTTTGAGTTTCTAGAGATATTAAAAATTCTCTAAACAATCTATTATTATGATTTTTTCGTCGTAGCCAATGTGACGTATCTCTATTTTTTGTACCTTTCCCAACATATCTCGGAATATCTACAATAGGATCGTAATAGACATAAACATAATATTTCATAATCATACAATTTATGTTTATTTATCCTAGGCCTCTTCGAAATATCTACATGTCACGATCGTCTCCGTATATTCCCTTAAATACTGGAAACCTAAGTGAATTTTTTCCGTGCTGGTCTTTTGTTTCTTCGAAGTAGTTGACTGTTATTGTCTTATTCATAATTTCCTCAGGGTTTTGAAAAAAGCGACGTCTTTGTTCAAGAGAAAAACCTGAGCCGACGTCAACCGGATCGCCTTTGTGAAGAATTCTAACGTTACGCAGCATCACTTCTTCGATCTCAACTCCGTTTTCGATGATTCTCATAGGTCCTACTTCGTAATCGATAACCACATACTCAGCATCTTCCATTTGTTTTACTTTCAATAAGTTAGCAGTCCTCTTTCCCTCGTACCCAACGTCCTTACGTAGCATGATGCCCTCGTAACCTGCGGTTTCTGCGTCCTTTACTAGTTGGTCAAAGTGTTCTTGACTTTCGACTTGGATCTGTTCGAGAACTTTTGCGTTTTTTAGTTGGTGCATTCCGAAAAGAGCATTGAGCATGATCTGTCTAGCGGTGAAAGTCACCTGGCCTTCTTCGTTAACAAACTCTTCGAGTTCCAGGAAATCGAACACCTGGTACATTGGGTTTTCTATTGTGTGATCGTCTGTTCTGGCTTCTTTCAAAATTCCCTGGAAATCTTCCAGACCGTCTTCCTTCATGATGCATATTTCTCCGTCGAGAACCTTGTTACGAAGGTTGAGCTTCTTCAGATCCTCTGCTAGGACAGAAAGCGTGAAAAATTCCTTTCCTTTACGAGAGAAGAACCGTACTTCTCCGTCTGCGTCAAATATGACAATGCAACGGAGCCCGTCGAGTTTTCGGCTAGCCCACCAGAGCTTTGATTCGAACTTTACTTTCTTTACGTGGTCCCTGAACTTTTGTGCTAGAGCAACCTCGAAGGTAGGTATCGTTCCAGGAAGAACTTTGTTGATCAGGGAAGTAGTTGCTCGTGTTTTGATGTTGCGATCGATGACATCGTAGAGGATGCTTGCGAACTCGCTGTTCTTTTCAATAAAACCATTCACCGCTGAGATTGCAGCATGACCAGTGATGCGCCGTGAGCTCAGATCATCAAGTAGAGCGAACAGATCATCGTGGCCGTTTGTTGAAAGCTCTGGGTGCTTTATCAAACTCGAAGAAGTGACATAGTACTGTTTGAACGGATTGTAGACGTACTCGAACAGTTTCCTAAGAAACGGAGAATCGTACTTTGCAATGATTTCTTTCTTTGCGTTGGTTGAAGAAGTGGCTTTCATTTCCTCGACGAAATTGGCCACGTGTGTA